ACATTCGACATTTCCACAGCACCAGCTGAGACATACCTCACAGTAGGTGAGGGGATGTCCAGTGACTACACGGTATCAGGGCTCGTTGCCAAAGCGCAGGCGAGCCTGGATGCGTATGGCAACTCGTTCGCGTTCCTGGCGTTCTTCATGTCCATCCAGGGGGACTTCGCAAATCGTGGGTGCTACGTCTACCGTAGCGACTCCGGCAACTCCCCTTCACTCGAACTATCCTGGATCGTACCTGGGTTCACCTTCGTCACCGACATGGAAGGCATCGTGCCTTCACCTGAGTCCATGGCCTCCACGCAGGAGATTGAAATGCAGATTGCTGCCACTGACCCTGGAAAAGCGCAGACCATGACGGGTGTCAAACCAGCCCCGTCCGAGGCTACAGGGATCAAGGACAGCACGGCGGAGCTTGAAGGAAGTCTGCCGCCCAACGAAGAACTGACCGCCACGGGCGGGGAGGCAGGCTAATGGCTCTTGGAAACGAGCAGGACTTTTCGATGCACTCAGGGGACGATCGGGTCCTAGAAGTGACCATTAACGATTCCGCTGGTTCGGCTGTGGATATCAGCACGGCCACGATCACCTGGGCGTTGTCCAGGATCTCGACTACTGCAGTGGAGCCCAAAGGTGCGGCCCTGCTCACGAAGACTCTCGGAGCGGGCGTTACGTTGATCGATGGGCCTAATGGCCGATGCGACGTTGCTCTGGTCGAAGCCGATACGGATGATCTGGCTGGCTCCTTCTACCATGAGATGCAGATTGTCATCTCGGGCGATACCTCTACTGTCATGTATGGTACTGTCACGATCAAGAAGGACCTGATCTGATGGCTGTTGCAGAAGTTGACCTGGTGGTCGAAGACGGAAACGGACTGAGCACCTCGAACGTGTATATCAGCCTCACAGATGCTGATGAGTACCACAGGCTTCGTGGAAACGACCTGTGGTCTGAGGCGTCGGAGAGTGACAAGTGCGTCGCTCTGATCCGCGCTACTCAGTACCTGGATACCCGCTGGATCTGGTCCGACATCGTATATGATCCGGACCAAGCACTGAAGTTTCCCAGGGCCACGTTGTATAACATGGACGGGTATGATGTCAGCGCATCTGTACCTGTTGAGATTGAGAACGCATGCTGTGAGTATGCGCTTGCTGTACTGGGAGATGGCACCGCTCTTGTGGAGCTTTCCCCCGTACCTGATCAGACCACCGGCAACCGTGTCACGATGCAGCGTGACAAGGTGGGCTCTCTGGAGACAGAGACCCGCTATGACTCAATGTCCGGCGTTCTGTTCACCAAGACCTATCCACAGGCCGACAGGATCGTGAAGCGATCCGGCTATGCCTTGAACGGCATCGGCAACGGAGGGACTATGAGATGACCACAGTCAATGATCGGCTTCGCGACACAGCACAGAGGCTGATCTCGGACTATGGTCGAGCAGTCAGTCTCGTTGAGAGCACTACTACTCTCGCAGATCCGTCTAAGCCCTGGGGCTCAGATGGCGATACGGTTTCTACCTCGTCTTACTCGACGTATGGAGCCTTTGTCTCAGAAGGGGCGAGCGACCTTGAAGCTCGTCTATCTGCAGTGTCACGCCTCGTACTATCGCCCGTGGAGGTGAATGAGGCGCACGTTTACGTAGCAGCCCAGGGCCTTAGCGTGGTGCCCACAACTGCTATGCAGCTGCAAGACGGGACAAGGACCCTGGAAATCAAGAAGGTCCAGGTAGTTAAGCCAGGGTCAGCGGCCATTCTATACATCCTCACCGTGGAGAACTAGCATGGCCTCTACACAGCTGGAAGCGCAGGACGCTCTGCTATCGCGTATCAAAACCCTATGGGACGCGAACGCTGGTGGAGCTGCTCTGTACTATGACAATCAGGACGCAAGTAGACCGGATACTCCCCAAATGTTTGGTAGAGCTATCGTCCGGCACGTTCAAAGTACCAGGACGACTCTTGGTATCAACCGCTTCCGTAGGTTCGGAACGGTGTACGTCCAAATCTTCGTGCCACAAGGCACCGGGACCACAGTGATTCGAGAGCTGAGTGATGCAGTAGCACACGGGCTGGAAGAGTCACCGGCTTCCCTTGGCGTCCGTATCCAGGACGTAGATATCAACGAACTAGGCAGTGACGGGACCTACTTTCAGGTCAACGTCGCAGCCGATTTTACCTATGACCGTCAGGCATAGGTGGAGCACAATAAATGCCCGCTTCTACCAATCTTGTTTCTCTACAGCTGGCGCTCGAATCCACCCCCGGCACGCCTCCGGGTGGGTCCTGGGTCGCCCTACCTTTCACCGGATCCACTGACTTCGGCGCGACCCCGGAGACGGCTATCTCGGACACGATCCGCGCCGACCGTCAGGTTGTGGATCTTATCAAGCTCAACGAAAGCGTCGGTGGGTCCTTCGACTTTGAGCTGATCAATAGTGGGATTGCCCTGGGCACTCTCATCCAGGGGGCCATGCAGGAAACCACAGCTGCGGGGGCGTCCCTGGTTACCGCCCCCACTAGCGTCACGGTTGTTGGATCCGTGATCACCAGCACCGGGGCGTTTACGGCCTCGGACGTCGAGGCGGGCGACTGGATCCGAATCGAGGATGATGGGGTCTACGAGTTCTTCCGCGTTGCTAGCCGCGATAGCGATGATGAGATCACGGTCGAAGGCACCCCTGCGCAGGCAGGATTGGGTGCGCTGACCGATGTCAACATCTACAGAGGGTCGGACACGGTCAACGGTACCACCACGTCCACTTTCACGATTGAGCGTGCGTTCACTGATCTTACGACCCCGGTCTATGAGTACCTGAGTGGCCTTGAGGTTGATACGTTCTCCGTCTCGGCGTCCTCCAACTCAATCGTTACCGGGTCCGTTTCGTTTGTTGGACGTTCTCATAATGTAACGACTTCTCAGTTGTCCTTCACCCCCGGATCACCCACTACTGCCGGGCCCTTCAATGCTGCGGCCAACGTAGCTACTATCGGAGAAGGTGGCACCCCTGGTCTTCAGGTGGCTACGGACATTAGCCTGGAGATTTCCAACAATCTCCGAGAGCGCAACGCGATTGGTGTGATCGGAGCCTCATCCATCGGGAGCGGTGAGTTCAACGTCTCTGGCAACATCTCCGTGTACTTTGAGGACGAGACGATGCTGGAGAAGCTCCTGGACAATACGGAGACCAGCCTCAGCTTCGGGTTCTACAAGAGCACGGGGGCCGCGATTATCTTCGATGTGCCTGCTATCAAGTTCACCGAAGGCGTCCCGGAAGTGTCGGGCAAGAACGAGGATGTGATGTTGAACCTGGGATGGCAGGCGTACCGTAGTGCGGCCACCGGCTACACCCTCAAGATCATCACGTTCTCCTAATAACAGGTGGGCTAGCCCACCAAACAAGGAAACCCCATGAGTAGTATCTACGATGTGTTCAGCGAGGACAAGCTAAAGGAAGCGGAGAGCTTCACTTTGGTTATCCAGGATGGAGAAACGTCCATCTCGTTTCAGCTGGCTAGAGCCGGTGGAACCAACAAGGCGTTTGCAACTCGGCTGAATGCCCTTATGAAGCCGTACAAGTACGCCATGCAGAAGGGAACGATGAAGGATGAGGATGCAGAGCGCATCCTTTGTCAAGCTCTAGCAGGCACTGTGATTCTCGGCTGGGAGAACGTCTTCGATCGAGACGGGGAGCCCGTCGAGTACACCGAGGACGCTGCTGTCAAGCTGCTCATGGACCTGCCCTCTCTTCGGCAGATCATCCAGGACGAAGCCTCTGACATCAAGAACTTCCTTGAGAGTGAGCGGCAGGAGACGCTGGGAAAATCGTAGGCTTCCTCACCTGGTCACTGACCTATGGGGACAAGGCGGCGGCGGTCATATCATCGGCCGCCGCCGCCGGTCTGCCTACGCCTCCATCCATGGTCCCTCCGGAACTGGACGAGGATGAGGAAGCGTACATTGCGTATTTCTGGGACCTGTCCAGAGATCGTCGGTTTACTTCCGCAGGGCCGGGGCCTATTCCCTGGTCCTCATGTCACCAGTACGCCCTCCACTTGGGTCTCGGTAGGTACGAGGATCTGTATGATGACTTCATGGTCTTCATCGGTGGCCTGGACGCTGAGTATCTGAGACTGGTAGCGGAAGAGGTGAAGAAAGAGACGGATCGTGCCTCAAGGAAGCGCAAGAGTCGTAACTAACATTGCCAAGGTACTGCGAGAACTCCAATCAGAGGCAGACGTCATCGAAGAGGCGTCTACCGGTATGGTCAAGCAGGCTACGGCTCACATCATTTATGAGCTGCAGGATATGCCACCGGCAGGCACGCCTCGCCTTACAAGGCGAGCCGTGAACGGGTGGAATGTATCCCCCGGCAACATTCCGGATTTTAGAGATCCTGGGTATGCACTGTTGCACGATGAGCCGGACCCGGAACGGGAGATCGCTAAGCTCGACGGCAAAGAGCATTCAGCGACTATCGCTAACGGTGTGCCCTATATCGGCAGCCTTGAATTTGGGTCGAGCCGTCAGGCACCCAACAACTTCGTTCGTATAGCGATAGCCCGCGGGCTTTCCTACCTGGATTTCAAGACGTCTCTTCGTAGTCGTATGAGGTAGTACATGGCAGTCAATACCCACACAGTAGTAATCGCCATCAAGCAGATGGGCTCCCGTAAGGTCACCCGTCAGCTGGCGGGTCTGACCGCTGCTCTTGGTGCTCTTGGGTATGCTGCCGTTAAGGCCGGAAAAGCCTTGATCGCCGCGTCTGACGAGATGACTAATCTCGGCAACAAGAGCCGTGTCTTCGCGAGAAATCAGGGCGAGGCCGCAAACCGGATGGCGACCGTTGTCCAGGTCTCCCGGACGATGAACATGGAGCTGTCTGGCGTTGCTGACGTGATGCAGCGAGTCTCCCTGTCCGCAGAACAGGTCGGCCTCTCGAACGAACAGGTCACCAAGATGGTGTCGAACCTGTCGAAGGCCACGATGCTGTCGGGCGCTACTTCGCAGGAAGCAACCGGTGCCCTTCGGCAGTTCGGTCAGGCCCTAGCAGCCAACCGCCTATCCGGACAGGAACTCAACTCGATCATGGAGCAGACGCCCATGATCGCTCAGCTCATTGCCAACAGCATGGGCATTGCCGTTGGTCAGCTGCGCGCATATGGTAAGGCTGGCCTCATCACCGCGGATGTGTTGAAGAATGCACTTGGCGGCACTATCGATGACCTGGAAAGGAAATTCGCAAAGTTCGAGTTCCCGATCTCGGCTCTGATCGTCTCTTTCCGTAGGGAGCTTACGTTCCTGATCGACAACATTGGCAAGGCTACCGGCGCGTCCGACATGCTCAAGAAGGGTTTCAAAGAGCTGGTCGATTTCATGCAGAGGCTGAACCACTCTTTCGCCACGGGCGGACAGATGGCGAAAGACTTCACGCATGCAGTGGACGCCGCAGTTCTGGCTGTTAAGCTACTGGGTACTGCCCTGGCTTCTATGGCTGGCGGAGCCCTCGTTAACTGGATAACACAGGCGGTATCCGCGTCTAAGGCAGCGGGTAAGTTGCGCCTCGGCATGCTTGCGTTGAACCTGGTTACCAAAGCGAACGTATGGGTGGCCCTGGCTAGCGCAATCACTGGAGCGGCTGTAGCATACTTCAGCTTCTCTCAGCAAATTGATAGGAACATCAAACCGGTCACCAAGCTAGAACAGGCACAGATGGCCCTTGCCGCTGTGACTGCCGGGAACAAGGAGCAGATTAAGCTCTGGGCCGATACCTTCGGGGTCGCAAAGGATAAGCTACGCGAGACGGCCGAGGAGATGATTCGGCTTAACGATGTGGCCAGGGTCCTTGCGCTGCCTTCTGGGGGATCATACGGGTTCAACATCATCCCCGGCGAATCGGATGCGGAAGGGTTCGTTCGCAGCATCATTGAGCAAGTAGAGCAGCTTGATTCCACCTATAAGACCCTCAAGAAAAGCCAGGAGGCTGCAACCGATCCTGCTGCATTCAAGCAGCTTGGGGTTGCTATGCAGGCCACTATTGATGAGGCTGGACGACTAAGCCGGGTCCTTGCGGAAGGCATCCCGATCTACACGAAAAAGCTGAACACGATCGACGTGTCCGTTGGCAAGGATATCAGCAAGCTCCGCGAGGACTTTGACGCTACGTATGACTCTGCGCTCCTCTTGAAGAGAGCCATAGAGACCCAGCAGAAGGTCACCAGCGAGTGGGGCGACGAGCTGCGTAAGATCGGACCTGAGTGGGACGAAATCTGGATGAACATCCGGACTGGTCTGCTCGATCAACTCGTTGACAAGCTCACTGTTGTAAACGGGGAAGTTGATGAGCAGTCTAAGCAGTTCCAGTATCTGGCGGAGGCGGCGGAAGTTTTCGGAATCGAGCTGTCCAACCTCACGTCCTTGCAGGAGCTTTACCGCGAGGTAGCCGAGAAGGGACGGAAGTCAGATAGGAACGAATCCCGTCTACTCAGGGAGCGTGCCGATCTGTTGAAGCTGGGGGCGTCGGCACTTAGCAGTGCAGTTCAAGCCAACCTCGAATACACCACTAGCATGGAGCGTGTCCAGGGAGCAGCTGCAGGCGTCCTTGACGCAGAGGAAAAGCTGTCTGTGTTTCGTAGACTCGAAACCGCCAGGCGCATGGCCATCACAGAGGCCATCGCTGGAGCAGGTGGTGGGTCTCCTGTGGCGCAGATGATGGGCAACCAACTTCAGTTCGATCGGGACACTAACTCGCTGAACGATATCCGTGAGGACCCTGCAGGTTTCGGTGTGACTCCGGAACAGATCGAGCAGATGAACAAGATCCAGGAGTTTCGCGCCCTGGAGCATATCCAGAATCAGCAGATCCTTGAAGATCAGCAGGCCATGTGGGAGATGAACAATGGTCTGCTGGAAGGTGAGCTGACTCTGGCATCTGCTCGCGATGGGGCTTTTGCCTCTATGCGAGACGGGTTCGTCAGCGTAGCCAAGCCTGCCTTGGATCTCGCTGGTAACATCTCAAAGGCTACGGCCTTTGCGGTTGACGGGCTGGCAGACTCCATCGCTACTCTTGCTACTGACGGCAGTGCAAACTTCAAGCAGCTTGGGCTCGACTTCTTGAAGATGATCACGCAGATGATCGTCAAGATGACAGTCATGATGGCTCTGGTAATGGCGATCTCAGCTATTCCCGGCGGGACCGCCGTACTGGAGTTGATGGGCGCATCTGGCGGCCTCATTGGGTCTGCAGCCGGGGCGGCCGGATCGGCCGGTGAGGCAGGAAAGGCGGCTGGTGGCCCGGTCACTGGTGGCACTCCTTACCTTGTCGGAGAACGCGGTCCTGAGCTATTCGTTCCTCCCAGGAGCGGTACTATCCAGTCCGCGCGAGATATGTCAATGATGGGTGCTCCGGCACCTCAGGTGACGATTGTGAATGTGGACTCACAGGAGAATGTGGTGAACGCCCTGGGTAGCCAGCAGGCTGAAGCCATGATCTTGAATGTGATCCGCAACAACGCAGACGCAATCCGTAGTCTGTCTTAGGAACCCCCATGGAAGACAAGATTGTAGTGACGGTGCCTGCTCTGGACGTTGATAGCAGTACCACGTACGCTCCCGACAAGTCCCATGTAGCAACGTACGGCCCCGGCGTGGGCGGTATCATGGCGCTTCACTTCAACCTTATCCAGTTCATGTGTGGAGTACCTGTAGTAGACTACGACAGCATTGCTGTCTCTGCTGGTGGTAGCCCGTCTGGCCAGATCGTTCTGATCGACACGGCCAGACGGGCAGACCTCTACAATGAGTTTGACTCCCTGGATGCGGCTACGGACGACTACGCTGATTTCAACGCCACGTACGTTTCGACCCGTGGTACCACAATCAAGTCCCAGGCCACTGGAACCTATACGATCTCTGTTACGGGATCGAACTACACGATCTCGAATGGTGCCGCCATGCAGCTGTCTGGCGGTGGCACCACTTTCAGCTTCAACGTAGTCAATGATGTCTATGATAGCGGTGGGGACTTTCATTTCAGCATCTGCTTGATGGACAGCGCAGGGGCATACTATACGAGCGGGCCTTCCCCTGGTGCTTGGAGCACGGCAACCATCACGTTCGACGTGGTCAACCCTACGTACACCACGAATCTGAACTGGGCGGAGTCTTGCACCACCACCAGGTACGATAACAACTACGTGTCTCATGTGTCTGGGTTGTACTTTGATACCTTCAAGGGCGACGCGATAGGAACCACCGACCCGATTACGGACATTGCGGCGGTTGGCATCTATCTCGACTGCAACCTGGCTGCGTTGCGCAGCACTCCGCTCCAGAAGATTGATGGTCAGATTTCAGCTGCTCTAGGTGAGTTCTTCACGCCGACTGGGTCATACCCCTCTATATCCACGTGCTTGGCTAGTGGCCGCTCTTTTTCCAGCAACACCTTCCAGCAGCCCACTCAGTGGACGATCCTGCGCGGACCGGGGTATGTCCGTATCTTTGCGGAGCACCCCAGCGACGCTACGCTGTCCAATGTGTACTACCTGGGCCTCATGAAGGCGTACATGCGAATCGAGCAGTACGAATC